TGCAAGTGTCACACCATCAATAACTTGACCGTTAGCAAAGGCTGTAGCAAGAGTTCCATCAGCAGTAGTTGCCGCACGAACTGATGCTTTAACATCTAGTCCAGTTGCAGTTGCATCTACATACGCCTTAGTAGCAATTGTTGTGGTATCAACTGTGAGTGCTCCAGCACCTGAAAGTGATAGGCCAGAACCAACGCTGAGGATTCCAGCGTTAGTGCCTTGGATACCCTGTGAACCAGTCGTTCCTTGGCTACCAGTGTTACCTGTTGTACCTTGGCTACCTGTTGTACCAGTTGTACCTTGGCTACCTGTAGAACCGATAGTTCCCTGGCTTCCTGTTGTTCCTTGAGACCCTGTAGTTCCTGTGGTTCCCTGTGAGCCTGTAGAGCCTGTAGTTCCTTGGCTGCCTGTTGTTCCTTGAGACCCTGTAGTACCCGTTGTACCCTGTGAGCCAGTAGAACCAGTTGTACCTTGGCTACCAGTTGTACCAGTAGTTCCTTGTGAACCAGTGTTACCTATAGTTCCTTGGCTTCCAGTCGTACCTTGGCTTCCAGTTGTACCAGTTGTTCCCTGTGTACCTGTTGTGCCTTGGCTACCAGTAGTTCCCTGAGTACCAGTGGTTCCTTGACTTCCAGCAACACCTACTGCACCATCTAAATTGACAGACCATGATGAATAAGTTCCAGAACCAATAAATTTAACCTTATTGAAGACTAAAGTTCCAGCGCTATAAGAAGATACGATACCGTATTGAATATTGTTTACGTCATAGGCAACAACAATGTCTTGACCTACAGAATAATCTAGTGTGGTTGAAGCAGTAGTAATTGTTTGACTACCGACTAAACCTAAAGTAAAGGAAGTTGTAGAGGTAGAAGAGTAGGTATCTCCAGCAAGACCATTAGTTCCTTGTGAACCAGTAGTACCTTGGGAGCCAGTGGTTCCTGTAGTACCCTGTGTACCTGTGGTTCCTTGAGAGCCAGTATTACCAGTGATTCCTTGGCTGCCTGTGGTTCCTTGGGAACCAGTTGTACCAGTAGTTCCCTGTGTACCAGTAGTTCCTGTAGTTCCTTGTGAACCAGTAGAACCAATTGTTCCCTGTGCACCTGTTGTTCCTTGGCTACCTGTTGTACCAGTAGTTCCTTGGCTACCTGTAGAGCCTACGGAACCTTGGCTACCTGTGGTTCCTTGTGAACCAGTTGTACCAGTAGTTCCCTGTGTACCAGTAGTTCCTGTAGTTCCCTGGCTACCTGTGTTACCTGTAGTTCCCTGGCTTCCAGTAGAACCTGTTGTACCTTGAGAACCTGTGTTACCTGTTGTTCCTTGGCTACCAGTGTTACCTGTTGTACCTTGAGAACCAGTAGTTCCAGTTGTGCCCTGTGCTCCTGCAACGCCGACTGCACCATCTAAGTTAACTGACCAAGATGAGTATGTTCCAGAACCAATAAATTTAACCTTATTGAAGACTAAAGTTCCAGCACTGTATGAGGAAACAATACCGTACTGAATATTTGATACGTCGTATGCAACAACAATATCTTGACCTACTGAATAATCTAAAACAGTTGAGGCGGTAGTAATTGTTTGGCTACCGCTTGCACCTAAAGTAAATGATGTTGTGGATGTAGAAGAATAAGTATCTCCTTGCCCACCTTGAGTACCAGTTGTTCCCTGTGAACCCGTTGTACCAGTAGTACCTTGAGAACCTGTAGTACCTGTGGTTCCTTGGCTACCAGTGTTACCTGTTGTACCTTGGCTACCAGTGGAACCTACAGTTCCTTGAGTACCAGTTGTGCCTTGAGAACCAGTGTTACCTGCAGTTCCTTGGCTACCCGTAGTTCCTTGAGAACCAGTGTTACCAACTGTTCCTTGGCTTCCTGTTGTACCTTGAGACCCTATTGTACCTTGGCTACCAACTGTGCCTTGTGAACCAGTTGTACCTTGTGTACCTGTTACTCCTTGAGAACCAGTATTACCTTGTGTGCCTGTTGTTCCTTGGCTACCAGTGTTACCTGTTGTACCCTGAGAACCATTTGAACCAACATAGCCTGCAGTACCTTGCGAACCAGTCGCGCCTTGTGCACCTGCGCTTGTGTTAATCCAGTAAGCACCATCCCATGTGCGAAGGTAGCCAAGTGATGTATCAAAGTAAATCTGACCAACTACAGGAGAACCAGGAGCAGAGGCTAAGTTTTGAACTCTTGCATTTTGAAGTTCTAACTTGTTTAAATCAATTGGTGTAAGAAACTTTCTTGCCATTGCGGTCTCTCCTTAAAGAGTTAGATAGTTAGGATAAATATGCTTTACCACTAAATGCTGCTGAAAAGGTGACCGTAAGTGAGTTCGTATTAGTGTAAGTAATTTCGCCTTCATAGATTGTACCTGCTGAGTCTACAACTGTAACGTTTGGTTTAAATCCTAAATTATGATTAATTATCCAAGACGAACTTGCAGTTCCTTGCGTAAATTCATAAGACACCAAACCAACAATTCCTTGAACAGAACCCACCGCACCAGCGATTCCTTGAACACCCTGTGTACCAGTAGCGCCTTGAACGCCCTGTGTTCCGTGGGTTCCTTGGGCTCCTGTAACTGCGCCGCCACCAGCGCAGACACCACAGCCGCAACCTGAAGGATGTGAAGTACCTTCTGGAGTAGTTATAAGAACTACATCATTGACTGCAATTGCAACTTGATTGGACCCTGGGCGTTGATATTGGGTCATATGCTCACCTCGGATGTTTTAAAGATTTTTCCAGAAACGTAAGTATGGGTTATGTTATCTGCGTTTGTTAATTGTACATCGTAGTAAGAAATTCTAGGCAACATACGCGTTTGATTTCCTGTTAAAGACAAGGTGAGAGTCCTCAATCCATCACCATCATCTGCGCCAACATCGGGCTTTGTAATAGTAAACGCTGTAATGGCGTTTGCTGACCCTGCAATACCTTTAATTTGTGCTAAAGGAATTAAGGCATCCACTTCAAAATCAAGACGTATAGTAAACGAATAGTCATCTCCCTCATAAATATTGAGGTCTTGAACTACTGTCACTGGAGGCTTAATGACGTTGCCGTATGTGGGCAGCGGTAGATGAACACGGACAGGGAATGATTGGTCATCCACTTCCATAGGTTGATAAATTGGAACATAAAAGTTTGTGCTTTTTGAAATGCGACGCAATGAAAATACGTCAATTTTATAAAGACCAATTCCTAATTGTGAACACAACTCTTTATATTGATTTTTGCGCACTTCAATCATCTGCATTAACTGGCGGTAACGTTCAGAACGAGGAATCATTACGCCATCTGGTGCAGTAATATCAATATCAAATGAGGCATCTGTAGCCAAAGTATAAAGCGCCAAGGTAGATGCATATACAATAACGGGGTATTCTTCTAAGGTTGGAAGATTCATTATGCTGACATTGCGACCATATGCGTCCGTGTGAAATGCTGAGTGTTGTTCAAAAGAGGTAGAAACATATTCGCAAATTTCGGTCGTTGTAAAATATTTATAGTAATTTCCTGCAACAACGATTACCGCTCCAGCGGTTGGTTTTACATCCAAGACAATATAGCCTGTTGATTCCTCTACCTCTACGGCGGTAGAAATATCAACGCCGTTTTTATTGACGACTAAATTAACGCCATCAAGAGGAGAATAAGGTATAAGAAAACGATTAGTAAGGCCATCAGCAACAAACTGGTATACAAATGAACGACCGATATCGCCTAATTCATAGCGCAGGCGTTCTGCCATACTTGTTACTGTAGCCACGTAACCTCCGTAAAATACTGCAAGAATCATCTCGCATTATGGTGCAATAAAAAGGTCCAACCCCCATCTGGGAGGAGGGCGGGAACCAGATGAGGGTCGGACTACTGAAGACGTGCTAACTATTTAGTTAGGGCGCCAAATGTAACCAAGTTGTTCAAGATATCCTGCAAGATTTGCAGGCACCCGATACTTAACACCTGCTTTAAAGGTGTAGTGGTTTCCAACTCCGTAAGTCATTTCATCAATATCAGTGATGGTACGAATAACTACCATGTCACCTGCTGTTGATACGCCTACATTTTCAATCTCATCTAGAACAAGTGGAGCGTCTGGTTGCTTTGGGTCAAAGATGTCATTTTCCAGACTCTCTGTTTCAATCTGAGCCGCAATAGAAATTTCATCTTTGCGCTTTTTTAATTCTGCTGCATTTTTCTTTGATGCAATTTCCGCTGCACGACCTGTTGCGTCAAGCGGACTTGTTGGTGTATTTGCCACGATGTGTATTCTCCTAAGTTAGATTTTTATTATGATGTGCTTGGGGGTCCAGGAAGGAGTAGGACCCCCAAACAACATCGATGTCTTAGTTTGTGTAAACCTTGACGATAGCCTGGTCGGTAATTACACCGAGTCCCCAGATTGCGTACCATGCAAGTGCGTGCTCACGACCGAAGTCAAGAACGCCACCATCACGGAGTTCAACTGGGAGAGAGATTGCGTGACCAAATGCGTTGTCACCAATCATGATTGATTCGTAAACATCTGCAGCATTTCCTGTTGCTGATGTTAGGTAACCCCTTTCTGCTGTGTAATCAGCAGACTCTGGATTTCCACCATGTCCTGGGGCAGTGTTAGCCTTTACAGGAATATCACCCTGGCTTGCTGGAAGACCAACAAGAGTAGAGGTTGTGTATGAGCCAGAAGCAGCAAGCAATCTAACTTGTGTTGTTTCGATGAATACTACGTCGTAAAGACGACCAATTTCACCTAGCATGAAGTTACCTGGAGCAGCGTACTTAGTTACTTCGATAAACTCTGGGTTTGAACGAAGGTCTCTTGATTGCTTTGGGTGTACGAATTGTACGTAGGTTTCGCCAAGGCGTGGGATGTTCTTACCAGCAAGGGTAAGAGCAGCATCCTTGATTGCACCTGTTGTTAACTTGTGGTTTCCATCGAGGTCAGCAATTGATGTTCCCTTTGTGCCTTCATCGTAGTTCGTGAAAGCGCCGCCTGTGATGCCTGTACGGTCGTAACCGAAGACAGCAGATGTTGCAGCAGAGAGTGTGTTGCGTGCCTGTACGTCTAGGTACTGTGCCATGTGGCGACCAAGAAGACGTGAAGCAGACGCCATAACATCATCAAATGATGCGTTAAGAAGTAGTTCAGAAACTGCTACTGCGTAGCCGTGTTCTGCAACTGTGATTGCAATCTGCTCTGCTGTGAGTGCAGATGTTGTCATACGAACACCTTCTGTAAGAGGTGTTGGGTCGACAGCGAAGTTCTTGTAACGGAGGAAGTTAACGCGTAGACCAGGAGCAACGCCAAGTTCAGTCTTCTTAACAGCGAACTGTTCGAAGCGGAGGATTGGCATAGCCTGGAATAGAATTTCCTTCGACCATATTACTTGAATTGCTTGATTCAAAGATGAGTTTGAACCAGAGTAAGCGGTTGGAGCAGAAGCGAGTTGCCCTGTTCCTGTAATTGCACTTGCCATGTAGGTCAAGTCCTTTCAGTAGTTGTTTTAGGGATTAACGGTCGAACAGTCCCTGACCACGATTGCTGGCGGCTGTGCCAAGAAGTTTGGCTCTTTGTTTCGCATATTCTGCCATTGACAAATCCCTGATTGAATCAGGAGTTAACGATTGTTGTGACGAGTCATTATCGAGGGGTCCTGCGGCAGGGCTCGTAACACGAGTTCCTACCATTTGCTGTTTTGCATTTTGCATAGCCTGTTGAACAGACTGTGAAATACTTGCAGATTTCTCTTTGAGCATTGTAATACTTTGCTCAATTTCATCTTTTGAGTTACCACTAATCAAATCGATAAGTTCAGGAACGATATTATCCCGCTCTTGTTCCAGACGACTCTGACGATAGTTTGTTAACTCTTGGAACTTTCGTTCTTGGTCTAACAGAGCAAAGGCACGTTCTCTCTCAAGACGTTCAGCCTCTAATTGAGACTGCCATTCTTGCTCCTTCTTAGAAAGGAGTTCTTTAACAGAAAGTTCTTCTTCTTCTTTTTGCTTTGCCTTTGATGCTTCTTCTGCTTTCTTTGCTTCACGTGCAGACGCACGAGCAGCCTCTTTAGCAAGTTCTTCTTCACGAGCCTTCTTAAGGGTCGCAAGTTCCTCTTTCATTTTTTCCATTTGAGGATACAACTTTGCCTTTTCTTGCTCACGAGCCTTGGCAAGGTCATCTGCGCTGTATGCCACAGAGTCCACCTCATTCTGAAACACTTCTGTTGCTGCTGGAACTAGGTTCTCTGTTGCAGTAACTTCTAATTGATTATCGGCCATAATAGGTCACTTATCTTTCTTGGGTCGTTGTCCGAATTGCCTTGCGGCGTGCCACTTGGTTATAGTGAGATAATTGCATTACATTTAATCGCTTTTGTCTTGCTATATCCTGATTATTCATCAGAAATTTTTAATCCTTGTCTATAGTTCTCCTTTGTGGAATCTTTGTTCCATAGGCATCTGTGACAAGTTTGTTTCGTACCTGAGCCTCGGCTTCATTTTCTACCTCAGCCATTGCTTGTTTGTTGGGGTCTTCTAAATTGTCTTTATTTGGGGCTCCTTCAACTCCGTCACCCATAATGTCGCCATCTCCAAGTTGAGTTGGTTGCATAGGAATTGCAGAATTTCCATCAGGTCCTGGCATCATGCCAGTCATATCCATAATGGCCTTTTGAATTTGAATTTTTACAAGTTGTAAAGCGCCATCTGCTTCCACATCAGCAAGGAGTTCAGAGCGAATTTCCTGCAACTTCTCTTCTGGGAACTCTTCGCCAAGGGCACGAAGTGCGCCTTCTTTAGATTCAAGGCCCATTCCCAATTTAGTTTGGATTTCGTTGAGCACAATCAGTTTATCCAATGGAAGTGGGGGTGGGAATTGAACATAGTTCATGTATGAGAGCGGGTCATTGGGGTCTAGTTGTGTGACTTGACCCTCTTTTATTGGACCGTCTTCATCTGGGTTATAAACCATTGTTTCTGGTTCTTTAAGAAATAAAGTACGGAGGGCAAGTTCATTGATACGTTCTAGTCCTTTACCATACTGAGCAACCTTTTGTGAGTAACGATTCATCAATGGTTGAAACTGAATAGAGAGAGCAACACCAGAAGTATTGGAGATTGCTTGAACTTGACCCAGTGCGGTTTCTGGAATGTTCATAATTTCATGCATTGAGCGCTTGAGGAGTTCAAGGTACTTTAAGGCTCCGTCGATGCCTTGTGCACCTCCCTCAAGGTTGAAGACTTGAGCATCTTTTGGAAGACCGCCCCAAACCTTCTTAGCGCCTTTTTCTAAGTTAGAGGCTTTAGCACCAATAATTACCGTGACAGGCGATGCGTGATAGTTAATGATGTCAGCGATATCAGTGCTAATTTCGTTGTATGCGCGGTTGATAGTAATGATGTCGTGTGCGTCCGAGAGACCCCAGGGAGAACCAGATACTGGCACATTTGGAATGTGCACCACAGGAATTAACCCAAGTGGATTTGGTCGTGAATCAATTAACTCATCGTTAACGTACTCTTCAATAACGTCATCAGTAAGAATTTCAGTGTAAGTAAATACTTGACGAGTTCCTTCAAGAGATGTTCCCCAAAAACGATACTTTTGTTTAAAACGAAGAAGTCGCGCTCTATCGTGGGGGTGAAATTCTGGAAAACAAAAAGAAGAGTTCATTGGAAGAAGCCGAACGCGACCAGGGTGAAAATGTTCAGCAGAGTCTGTCCAAGGTTCTTCGTAAGCAATCTTTACGAATACATCGCCTGTGCACCCGCCTTGTTGCCCCATCTCAAGTAGGACACGCATTTTGTCGTTATCTACTTCCCAAATACGCTCTAAACGGTCTGGAACAATTGCTTCTGTTGCTTTTGGAGAACGAAAATGAACACCATTACCAAAGGTAAATCGTGAAAGATAATCATTAAATGCACGGTAGTAGTTAACCGAAATTTGCATTTCACCTTGTTCACGTCGGTAACCATAGTGGTGACCAAGATACATTGCCCAGTTGAGTGAATAACGATTTAAACGAGGACCGTGTACTTCAAATTCTTCATCAGCAAGTTCTACAAGTCCAAGGGGAGAAATAGAGATTGTAAGGTCGCTTGATGCCGCTCTATATGATGGGGGGCTAAAATCAAGAAATGACATTACTTCTTCTTATCTTTCTTAATATCTTTTTTTTCTTCAAGATGTTTTATTTTTTCTTTATCCTGCTTGCGCTTAGCCATAGTCAATTTACGAGTGGCTTCTGTTGTTTCAATAAATTGCCCGCCTGCTTGAATGTAACGCTTGTGCACCCATGCACTGGCCCCAGGATTTGGATATGAAGAGTATTTAGCCCGTGCCATCGCAACAACGGTTGCGTACAGTTTTGGGTTAGCGGGTTTTCTCATATCTCCTCCAAAGATAGCCTTACAGCCCCCACACTAATGTAGGGGCTGGTCGGCGTCTGTCTTAAACTAATTAGTCGTTTACGACTGTTGCGGACTGACGTTGCTGACGTCCACCTGAACGAGCAACTGTCTCAATCTGTGCTGCTGAGTAGTCATTCATTGTTCCATGTGCAAATTCGCCAAGGAATGTTGGTGCTTCTACCCATGATGCTGAACCTACGTGTGCACGCTCAGCCATTGTTTCTGCTGCAGTCTTTGTGTGCACTGGTGCGTTACGGTTTGGACGACCTGGCATTGTAGCGGCGCCTGATGACATACCAATTTGGAAATCATTTGGTACATCTGTGTCGGTTGCAATACCCTCTTCAAAACGAAGTGGTCCGCGACGCATTTCGTTGCCTGAACCCTTCATCTCATAATTCTGAGGTGCGCGTTCTGGAAATTGTGGTGCTGGTGAAATTGTCATATTGACTCCTTAAGGATGTTTTGGAAAGGCCTTTTCCTGATACATAGTTTCCACCCTTTTAAGCAGTTTGTGTGGTCGAACTAAAAAAAAGGATTGCTAGAAACTGATACCTCTGGCATTGTTAATTCTTTAGTAAGAGAACAAGCAATAGCCAAAGAGTCTGCAAAATCGTCATGAGCGTAACTTTCATCAGGAGCCGATGCTGAAAAATTAGGACCTTTATAAGTTACCTCTAGGTCAGTCATCTGCTGGTAAAACCTCTTCCAAGTTCTAAGGCGCCGAGTTTTTGCGTGAGCAGGCCACGAAAGCATTTTTCTTTGAATCAATGCTTGCAAGTGTTTCCATCGTCGCGATTGTTCTGATGGCGAAGAAGTAACAGCAGAGACTACTGTTCTAGGTAAAAGCAAAGTCAGGCGTTGGGCTACAGCGTCGCCTACACCATTACCGTCTACGCCAACAGCAAGTACGTCGTAGTTACTGAGGAAGTTAACAATTTGAAAATACTGTTCTTCCCAATCGTCTCCTTGAAGTTCTAACCAATTAAGAACGCGATGGTCAAAATAACCAAACTCGTCAGGACGGTCCCAATCAACCCAAACCACAGTAACGACTGTAGAGTCAGTTTTACGAGCAGGGTCGATGCCGACAACGACTGGGGTTTTATGCCATACCTTAACCAGTTCTTGAGAAGTGTCGCCCAACTCATCCATAATGTTCGAAGTAACAAACATGCCTCTTTCAAGAAGCCACTTGCAGTTGTAAGACATTTGAAATTCATCTGAGTCTTCTCCAATACGTAGCATTTCTTTTTTAATAAACTTTTCGTAGTTAACATTAAATTTTGCTACATCTTTCCAATCCCATTGAAAATGGTTTTGCCTATTACCACGGTTTGTTTGACGTCGCTTGTTTAACTGAATAGACTTGTAAAAATTGTTTTTACTAGTTGTTGGAGTGCCAGTCTTTACCATTGTTCCTGCGTAGTATGCAAGCATTGGAGAAATTGATTTAGATACAACAAAATCATCTGCTTCTTGACACTCATCAATAACAATCAAATGGAATGACTTAGATTCAATTTTTGCACGAGGGTTTGCGGTCATCATTGTGATAGTAGAACCAGATTTGCGTAATTTAATTTGACGAGTTACTCCACCAACTTTTGCTGCAGAATCATCTATCTCTGGGTCTCCAAGAATTTCAATGGCACGTTCTGAAGTTAAGCGTGTAACGGTACGACCAAAGAGCGTTTCAGCCTGTCCTTCAGTAGGAGCAAACAGCCCAACCCATAAGCCATCTTTAAACTTGCCAAGGAGGTCAGGGTATAACTTTGCAAGGCGGGGAAGCAAAATCATGAGAGTGGCTACCGTATCTGCTACCGTTTCTGATTTTCCAGATTGACGAGATGCTAAAGCCGTAACTTCTTCACCATCGTTAATAATAACGGATTCAATAATGCGACGAGCCAACGGCTTTTGATACGCGTGCAAATCGTGGCCCACAAGAACTTTAAGAAAGTCCATAATCTTGTCGATAAGTTTGTCAACAAACTGTTGAGATAGTTCATCTAACTGTTCGTCTGGAACGTCTTCAGGAAGAACTTCTTCTTGCGCATAAAATTCGGGATTTATCTCTTCAAATTTTTTATCGTCGTATTCTTTTTCCATGTATTTATAGCATACTCTTGGTACGTTGTTTTAACTCTTTTGCTATGGCATGAAAAACTTCGGTGCCCATAAGTACTTCATCAATTAAAGTTTCGTTAGGATTCTTTTGCCACGCCGTTATTAGTTTGCCAATTGTGTACATCGACTGCTCCATCCATAAAAGCAAATCTGGAGTGGAGAGTGTCGCCACTCGTTTCTCGATGCGCGTCTGGGGCTGGTGTCCAGCCTGCTTCTTTCGTAAAATCATCATATGTCACATCCCGTGTGTGTAGTGCTCCATTTAACGCTTCTTCTTCATTCTTCATACCATTCCACCGTCCAAAGACTAGTGCCTTGTATTTAGGCAAGCGTACTATAACTGGTGTTGCAATTCTAAAGGGTTCTTCTATCTCTTGCGTCCACCCGCGAGTAACTAACTTTATACCCCATTTATATGGAAACTTAGTTACTTGAACAAACACTGGTCCGATGTTGTGTACCTTTGGCATATCACGGTTTCTGTGGTTTAGGGGGTTTTCCTGGTCGACCTTTAGATTGTACTTGAGTAGAACGAGCAATGCGATAGAAGGCTTTGCGTGCTACAGCAGAAATTCCAGCAACATCTGCTGGGCCACGAGGTTTAGAATCTAAATAAGAATAGATATAGCGCCCCTTGGATACGCGGGCTTTAAAAGCCTGCCACTCTGATGGGCTTACCTCGTAGTAGTTGTAGAATGTTCCGTCACGAAATACGACGGTAATTTTATTTTCTATTTTATCAAAACCAGCCGCTACTGTACGTGGACGTTCAGGATTAATTGTGGAGGTTGGAACAAGGGTAAGTTCTGCGGGAGTTTCGTCTTCACCGCTTTGAGCGCCTTCCATTTCGGCAAGATTGTTGTATTCCATACCATCGCTGGGATTGTATTGACTTAATGTTTGTTTGTCATTAATGAGAGAAATGATTTCATCAAATTCTCCATACGAAGCAGCGGAAGGAACTCCACCAAAATCTGGCCCTGTAATTTTTGCAATGCCTGACAATTGACGAGGACCAAATTGATTGCCAATTGCAATATTTAATTCGCCCGCAGACGGCGCAACAGAGCCCTTAGAGCCTGTTGCACCACCTGACGGACGAACCATAAGTATTCCTAACTAGTTAGGATTATGCCCAAGGAGTAATTGTTGCTGCTGCTCCTGGTGCGATTGATGTTGCACCACCAGCAATCGACTGGGACTTAATAGTTCCAGTTGCACCCTTTAGAACTGTTCCAGGTGTAATAGCGCCTGTGTTGGCAATAGTAAATCCTGAACCAGCAATTTGAAGTGTGCTTCCTGAACCACCAGTTACAGACCATGTACCAACAAGTGCTGCTGGGATACCTACACCAGCAGAGATTGTTACCTTGTTACCAACAGCCCATGTGGTTGTTCCACCAGCAACGGTTACAGTTGCTGCAGTTGTAGATGTAACGTTAATACCAGTTGGCTGAGTAGCAGTGTTAGTTGCACCTGCTGCAGTTGTAACTGTAAGACCTGAGTCCTTCATAACGTCATCTGCATCTGCTGTTAACTTACCAAGTACATTGTTTACTAATACGTAGTTGGTTGGACCTGCTACGTCATAACCTGGCGTGTTTGGTGAGTATTGTGGAAATCCATTCCAACCTGATTCTAGGTTAATGTGGTCTCCAAGTGATAAGTCTAAACGATTTGTACGAGAATCATTTGGTTGTGGAGCAATATTGCCCCATACAAAATCAACTGCAATTTCTCCTGCGGTGTCTAATTGAGCACCTGCATTATTTACTGCCATGTGTTTTCTGCTTTCTCTATAGAGGTTGTGAATTTCCCCATGCGCTTAGGGGAACCTTACGTGTAAGTATCCAAGAACATTGACTTTATGTCAGGGTTTAGTCCCTGCACTCGTGGTTATTTAGTTCATCTTGTAAAAGAACTTTTTCGCATTCTTTGCATTTAAAAAAACGTATATCGTCTAATCCAACGTGTAAGGAATCCGAGTGAGTATCTCCCATTTCCATCTTAGGTTGGGCTAAAATTTCAGGAGGAAATGGTCCCCTAGGACTATGCACTCCAGATGGTACAGCGTGACCCTGTATTGCAAATTTACGAATTACCTTCATTTATTGGTTCAATTTTTTAGGCAGTTTTTTCTTTGAAGTTTCAGAAGAAAGAACATCAAGGGCCGTTTGTTCAGCGCGTTGATTTGCGTCTGTAATAGCGAGAAGTCCTGCTTTACGACGTTCGTTTAAAAACGTAGGAAGGTCTTTTCCACAATAAAAAATAGAGGTATCTTGCGTAAGGCGATATTCAAACATTGCTGGCTTGTCGCAATTAGCACACAACATAATTACTCCTGTCTTGGAAAAATTGTTGAGAGTCTTTTTTTATCTTTTGGGGAAATATCTGGATGGTCAGAAAGACGTTGTGCACGAGTCCAAAACTCTGGGGGATACATGCCAAAATTTCTTACAATTTGTCCATGAGTCTTTTTAACAGGGTTTTCTGCCAACGTCATGGCAAAGTTCAAAATACTCTTATCAATTGCAGACATGGGATTAACTCGGCTTTGAAAGCCATCATTAAAATGGCTGTAAGACTCGTCACTAGAATGGATTACGCCAGCCATTATCGAATCTTCTTTCCGCCTCTGTTCTTCTTTACAGGAACTCTTCCTGCCTTTGGAGCAGCGGGTGCCTTTGGAGCAGCGGGTGCCTTTGGAACAGCAGGAGTGTAACTTGCTTCTATATCACCATGCTTAATAGAAACTGGTTGTCCTGGCTGTGCGTGCGTGTGAACTGTGCCAAAAAACTCTGTTGCTCGTGAATGAGCGTTACTTTTTGCTTTTTCACTCAAACGTGCTTCTTGTGCTGTCTGCTTAGTTACAGATTCGTTTTGAGCATGATGCATAGCCAAGGCTGTCTGCATATTATGAAAAGAAGCAGTATCACGGTTTACACGAGCGCCTTTGCGATAGTTTTCGCTTATGGCACGACTCAATGAGTAAAACGGATTGATTTCAGTCATGGGTTAATCTTCCCTTAATTTTGGGCTTTTGTAGGGGTAACCGTTAAGCAATTCTCAATAGCAATCAATCTTTCTCCCATTTCAACAAAGGCATCAAGCATCATATTTTGAGTTTCAATGACCTTAACTTGATTTTCATACAAACTATCGACTTTATCTTTAGTTGTATTTCCACCATTATTGCTAAGTTCACCGTCCAATTTATTAAGTCTCTCCATTACTCCGTGTACAGCCGCACGACCAGGAGTAGCCTTTTCGCCTTCCCAGTCGCGCATGAAGCGCTCCATCCAATAAGCCCAACGCTTTACCTTTTTATAAAAGGGGTTAAATAAAAATCCAAGACTAATAAGAGCACCAGCGACAACGCCGATAGTTGTAAAAATCATTGTCACTGGTGCTACTCCTTAATTACTTCTTAGTAATTCCGTATGATGAGTCTTTTGGATTAAGTGCCTTAGCAAGTGGCCCAACAAGACCAGCGATTGCTGCATTGAGCAGAACCTTTGGGTCAGTTTGTCCAGCCATGTAAAGTGCTACAACAGATGCTGCTGCTGCACGGAGGTAGGTTGCCGCAGCAGCCTTAAGTTGTGCTTGTGTCATGTTTCTCCTTAGATTTGCCCTTACCTAATTGTCAATTATTCTTTGGGATTACGCAGTCTAAGCGTTATCATCCAAACAATAAATGAAATCAAACTAACCTTTCCAATGACTGTTTTTGCGCTTCCTGTAAGAACAAGCCACGCAGAGAACAACCCAACAAAAGTCCAGATTTCGCTGAAAAAATCTCTAGAGATGTCTTTAAAGAACTGCTTCATTAGTTACCAAACTTTCTACGAACTGCGGCGATGACGGTTGTCAGCACCAAGATTTTTTTTGCTTTTTTTCTAGTAACAGGAGACATGTCGTTACCTATATTGGATAAAGCAACAAATGCTTGATTAAGCGCTTCTGCTCCAGGAATTGACGCGATTGCTCCATCTAATGGGACAAGAATTACTGGTACAGCAATATCTGGGGCGTTAAATGTTGTTCCGCCTGGTTGTCCAATAAATGTGTCAGTGGTAGTGATTGCATCAGGTGGGATTGGGTCACCTGAACCTGGTGCGGGTGCTGAAGGTGTAAGGTTACCGTCTTCACCTACAACTTGTGGAGCATCTTTAGTTCCAAAAAATTGAATGCCGCCATTTTCAACTCCAGGTACATCTACTTGAATGTGCGGAACTAAAACTTCTTTTGGTGCTGGCTTTGGTACATCTGTAGGAAGTTGGTTTGGGTTATTTGGTACTAATCCAATTTCTTCATAAGATTTAATTTCATCTTTTGTTAAATATGTTTCTGGTGCTACAGCGGGAACCCACGTTGCTGCTGTAGTCTCAGCAGTTACTTCAACAACAGCAGGAGGTTCTGGTGCAGGAACAGGTGCAATTACGGGTTCTGGTGCAGGCATTGGAGCAGGCTCAGGAACGGGTGTTGGTTCTGGCGCAGGAGCAGGCTCAGGTTCTGGGGTTGGTACTGTCTCAGGTACAGATTCTGGTTGAGGTTCTGGCGCAGGAGCAGGCTCAACAACAGGTTCAGGCTCAGGAGTTGGGGTTGGCTCAGGTTCAACAGCAGGAGGTTCTGGTGCAGGGGCAGGAGGTTCAGGAATTACAATTGGGTCTGGACGTGGTGCGGGAGCAGATTCTGGAGCAGGTACGGATGGCGCTGGTTGAGGCTGAGGCGCTGGTTGAGGTGCTGGAGAAGGGGTTGAAATAGGAGATGGTTGAGGTGCTGGAGTTTGGGTTGCTGTTGGGGTTGGCTCTGGTGTTGCTGTTGGTTCTGGAGAAGATGAAGGAGAAGGAGTAGGCGATGGACTTGGCTGCGATGTTGGCGTCGGTGTTGGGCTTGGGGTTGGTGTTGGGGTACTGGTTGGCGATGCCGAGGGTGAAGCGGTTGGAGAAGGAGTCGGTGTTGGCTCTGGGGTGGAAGAAGGACTCGGCGTTGGCCCAGGAGTTATCACTTCAGCGGTTACAACGGGAGCAACGTAGACACGAGTTAGACCAGCCTGCTCAAGAGTAACTATTTGACCGTTAGGTAAACGCACACCTGTGCGGGTATTAATG